CATATGCTGATGCTCTTGCGTGGACGATGATTGCGTTTCGGTCTCCGATGTAAAGAGAACGAGCGTTGATGCTTGGATTTTTGACGATGTTTTGAATCAAGCGATCAATTGCTAAACCTTTCTTTAAAAGGGAGCGGTTTGTCAATGTGTCTTCATCTTTCGCCGTCATGTATTTAATCTCGATTGAATCTTGTCCACATAGCGGATGTCCTTGCGGGTATCTTCCTTTTGATGGAAGGGGGACAAATTGTGATGGTGTCACAAAGTCCATTGGATTTGCCATTGGTGGTGCATCCTCTGATGGTGTTGGTTTATGAACGCCCATCAATCGTTCTTCATTGTTTCTTCTCAAGTTTCACCTCAACTTATTTTGTTTTCTTATTTAAGTGCGTCGGGAGCACTAAAAAGACCATGCCCATCATCCCTTCCCTTGACTGGAAGTGTATCAGTTGCAGTATCCGCTACGGATGTTCGGCTCCACTTAGCCCAGTCATATGTTATGGTAAAGCTATACTCAACCAATTCATCTGAGCTATAGTCTAGACTACCCCAATTAAACTTTGTTATCATTGGATTGACAAGTTCCCAATGTTCTATCTCTTTTCCTTCGGGGTCTAGGTGGGATATAGATATACTACCAGCAGCAGATCTGGCTATCATTGAAGCTTTTTCTGGGGTGCTTAAGCTTGGTGCTCTATAATTCGATGTCTTGGTCATGTCTGGTGTGGCATAACCTGAAAACATCAACATTCTCCACATCTCCTCTGCTGTTGCTAAAGATCTATTGTTTGCGTCATCTAAACGATATGCATCAACCAGAGTCACTTCGATAGGAGACCACTTCACAAGACCGGGATAGTTGTAGTAGTGGTTAATTAGACGATATTGTTTTGTCTCAACCTCAGCGACAGGTTTGGTAACAGTTTTTACAGTGAATATAGTATTCCCTCCAACCTTAAGCACGAATCTATTCTTCTGCTTTGGTTGAATTCCCACTGATCCACTAGATAATTCTGTTCCCCACCATGTCATCTATTCACCTTGTTATTGCGGATTATAACTTTCTGTGAAGATTCCTGCTGAATCTTGCTTCTTACCCCACTTAGCCCAATCATAAGTGATTGTTAGTGAGATCTCAGATAGAGCATCGTCTTCATAGGATAAATCGCCAAAGCCAACCTTAGATAAGAAAGCATTGTGAAGCTCCCATCTTTCAACAGATTCACCATCGCCATTCAATTGTTCAATAACGACAGTTTTTAATGCATCCACTGACTTATCTTTAGAGATTGTCTGTAAGACTGTTTGTGTCTCAGGAACTCTATAGCCAGCATTGTGAATAATGCCAAGTGTTTTCTCTGCTGCGTCTGGAGATACTGGGTCAACTAAAGTTACATCAATATCGTTCCAAGAAACACTGCCTGGGAATTTGAATGTGTGTCCCAAAAACTTGTGAGTAGCATCATTGCTGACGGTTAACTCAGGCTTCGTTGCTGATTTTGCAAACCAAACGATACCGGTCTCACCTCCCATACCTCCAAAAGAAATTTTCCATCTAAACTTTCTCTTTGGATCACCTTGCGTGTTCTTGCTTAGATCAACTCCCCAAAATGTCATAATAAATTCTCCTATTTATCTGTAATTAGTGGCCTATACGAAATCCGCACCAGTTCTTGTGATAACAAAATCAACCACAATATATTCAATAGCTCTAGCAGGCTTGATGTAGATCTTAGCATACATGATGTTGCGATCTACCAAGTCAGCAGTTGTTGTTGTGTCATCAAGAATAAGCTTATAGTCAGCCAAACCAAATCTTGCCCTAACATCAGATAAGACAGGATTAACTTCACCCTTAAAACGGTTCCATGTTGATTCAACATTTTGATCAAACAGTAAGTTGCGAGCGATGACAGATACTCGAGACTTCAAGTAAAGCACCAATCTACGAACATTGATTCTGTTGAGAGCAGACTCTGTTGCTTGAAGAGTCTTTTGTCCAAAAATAACAACACCTTCAGCAGGGAAAGTTGCAATTGGGTTGATGTTAACTTCGTACAACAAATCTCTTTCTTTTGAATCTAGTCTCTGTCTTGCTTGAAGAACCTTTGGTCCTCGAGAGCCTCCGAGAGAACCTAAACCACCTCGGTTAAAGCCGGCAGGAGCAAACCATACGTCAGACTGTGCTTGAGAACGTCCGAAAGCACCTAGAGCAGCAATAGAAGGCGGAACCCATACAAGGTTTCCTGCGTTTAAGTTGTCTGAGATTTGAATCCAAGGATAGAAAGCTGAAGCATAAGAAGAATCTAAGTTTCTACTCTTCAATGTTGATACAGCAGTACTAACTAAGCCGATTGAATCTGCATCTGTATCTCCAGCAAGTCTTTCTGCGTATGGAACAAAATCATCTTTCAAGTCGACAATAGCTAAAACATCTTTTCTGCTCTCTGCTATTGAAACGAGTCTGTTTGTGATAGTGTGGTCGGTAATTCCTGGAGCCAATAATAAGTTGGCAGGAACAACCTCAGGGTCTGCGATAGAATCGAGAGCTTTGTTGATAGAGTATCTCAAGTAGTTATCTTTGTCGCCTGTTCCATCATCAAGTAGAGAGTTACGGAATGGCTCTTTTTCTTTAATGTCCAAGCCTTCAAACCCACCATGCAAAGGCATTAAGAATTGTCTAACATTTAAGCTTAGCAAATCTCCAAATGTCTTGTCTGATTGAGCGGTAAAAGAAGTAGCGGCGGCGTATGCACCCTCGTTATGATAAACAACGTTATTTGAACCAGTAACAATGTCATCCAAAGTGAAGATGAAAGAATTTTCATAATCTGTTGCATTAGCAGGAGTCCAATTGTTAATACCACTAGGTAGTCTTCTTAGGTAATCACAATAGTCTGGATCATGCTGATTGGAGGTTGAACTTATTTTAGGTCGAATTCCCCAATATACACGATAAGGATCCACTGCTCCGCCGTCAGTTCCACTTACTCTCAATGGAATTGAAGGAAATACGAAAGAACCTGTAAAGTCTGTCAATGTTGTTATGTATTCTCCGTTAGCAACAGTGTTAACGCCTGAACCAGAGCCTGCAACATATGCGTTTGCAAAGGCGGAGCCATTAGCTGTTGTTGTTCCATATGTTTGAACGTCGGTAGAGCCAGAGATTAGAGTGAAACCTTTAGGGCGAACAGGACCTTTGAAGCCAGCAGGGAGCAAGCCTGCACCGCTACCATTTCTAATGGAAGATTTAACCTCGACATAAATGATGTCAGATTTGTTTTGGAATTCACCTCTAGTTCTATATCGTCGGTCATCATCACTCCATTCCATGTATTGGTCTCCAATACGAGCAGCAATAAAGTCAGGAGAGGAAGGATTCAAATTACAGCCAGTATATCTCTCTACAGTTTGACCTGCAAGATTTTTTACTGCTACAGTGAATGTTCCCCAAGGATTAACGGTTGGGTTGCTAGATTCTGCTATTTGTTCGATGGCAATCATATAGTCTTTCTGAATGTCTTCGCCTACATGGAGTGACTTGAATTTAAATAAGTCGGTAAAGTTACCTCCTGCATCTTTTTGCGAGATAACCCAACCACTCTCAGCTTCTGCTGCTGATTCTCTGTGGTCACTCCAGTTCTTTGAGCCGTTGTCTAATGGCGTTATAATACCATAAACTTCACCAGCACCCAAAGAATTCAATGAAGTTTCAACTTCTCTGGCAAAACTTTCACCTAGCCAATATGTCTTAAGTTGGTCTGAGTCAATTGTGGTACTGTTTACAAGTTGAGGGTTTGTGTTAAAAACGGTGCGAATATAGTTGCTTGAGTTTCTGGAAAAGTTAAAAGTAACTGTGTCTGTCGCAGTACCTGCTGCATTTTGGACAACTAACTTGAACTCGCAGTTTGCATTAACGCTTTGAACCAATGTCGATGTATATTTTCCATCACCTTGTACACCATCAGCAGCAGTACCAGATAGAGAAATAGCACCAGCTTCTGCGTAAAAAACAGCAGCAAGAGAACCAGTTTTATCTTGATTCGTAGAGCTTGATGCAATTAGAAACAAGCCGTAAGCAGTAGAGTTTGTAGACGCGTCATTTGTGAGGTCAAGAGATAAATCCCAACCCGCCTTGCCAAAGCCTGTACCGTCAGATCTTCCTTCTCCAGCCAATCTAACCATAACAACTGGAGATTCTTCGGAAGCTAGCCAAGATTGTGCTGCATATGAAGCGTAAGTTGGACCAGTCATGTTTCCATCTCTCCACATGTCACCTTGTGCTCCAGCACCGCCAGGCACAGGAAGACCGAATACAGAAACA